CAGCTTCAGACGCAAATGCAGCTCCATGGTTCTCTCCAGCAGGTTCACGTCGTGGTGCATATTTGGGTGTTACATCACTTGCTTATACACCAACTAAAGCTCAAAGAGATACGTTGTACAAAGCAGGTATTAACCCAATCGCAAATCTACCAGGACAAGGTATTTTGCTTTATGGTGATAAAACACATATGAATAGACCAAGTGCATTCGATCGTATTAATGTACGTCGTCTATTTAATGTCGTAGAAAGAGCAATCGCTCTGGCAGCACGCAACACATTGTTCGAATTAAACGATGAGTTTACAAGAGCAGAGTTTGTGAATATCGTAGAACCGTTCCTAAGAGAGATCAAAGGACGTCGTGGTATTACAGACTTCCGTGTGGTATGTGATGAGACAAACAACACTCCAGCTATCATTGATAGAAACGAGTTCGTTGCTAACATCTTCATCAAGCCAGCACGTTCAATCAACTACATCACTCTAAACTTTGTTGCTGTTAGATCTGGTGTCGACTTCGAAGAAGTCGCTGGACTACAGGTATAAGGAGATAAAAGATGGCAGTTTTAGGCGTAGATGATTTTAAAGCAAAACTTCGCGGTGGTGGTGCACGCCCTAATTTATTTAAGGCAACTATCAACTTCCCAGGTTATGCAAACGGTGACGTAGAACTATCCTCATTCCTATGTGAGGCAGCTCAGTTACCAGCGTCGACAATGGGTACAATTATTGTTCCTTTCCGTGGTCGTCAATTAAAAATGGCTGGTGATCGTACATTCGATGTATGGACACCAACTATCATTAACGATACTGACTTCAGCATCCGTAATTCTTTGGAGCGTTGGATGAACGGTATGAATGCACACAGTGCAAATACTGGTCTAACAAATCCTGTGGATTATGAAGCTGACTTAGTTGTTGAGCAATTGGACAAAGATGGTTCAACACTAAAAACATATAACTTTAGAGGTTGTTTCCCAACTGCGATTAGTCCGATCGATGTTACCTATCAGGCAACAGATGAGATCGAACGATTCACAGTGGAATTCCAAGTACAATACTGGGAATCAGCGACTACTTCTTAAGTATATAAATATAGTAAAGAGAGGCTGGAAACGGCCTCTCGCCACTTTAATATTAGGATAAAATATGGCTGAGAGTACTGGATTAAGATTATTCGGCTTTGAGATTAAAAGAGCTAAAGATACATCGGCTGAGAAGTTGCAATCAATTGTTCCACCGACAGATGATGACGGTGCAGGATACGTTACGGCTTCAGGCTCACATTATGGAACATATGTTAACCTAGGAGAAGGTGATCATTCAAAAGATAATCACCAAAATATTAGGCAATATCGTGCAGTAGCAATTCATCCAGAGGTTGATGCAGCAATCGAGGATATTGTTAATGAATCTATTACTAATAACGAAGGTTCACCGGTTTCACTAATCTTAGATGATGTCGAAGGACTAAGTGACCAGCTTAAAAAGGTAATAAACGAAGAGTTTGATAGCATTTGTTCTATGCTAAAGTTTACTGACCTGGGTCACGATATCTTTAGACGTTGGTACGTAGATGGTAGAATCTATCACCACTTAGTAGTAGATGAAAAGAATCTAAAGGCAGGTATTCAAGAGATTAGACCAATCGATGCCTCTAAGATCCGTAAGGTCAAAGAAGTTAAAAAGAAAAAAGATCCTGTTACTGGTGCGACACTTGTCGAGAATGTAAACGAATTTTATATTTACCAAGAAAAGCCAGGACAGCAAGCCCAAGGTATTAGACTAAGTAACGACTCAGTGTCATACGTAACCTCTGGACTTTTAGATGAAACTAGAAAGAAAGTAGTTTCATACCTACATAAAGCACTAAAGCCTATTAACCAATTGCGTATGATGGAAGACTCGCTAGTCATTTACAGACTGGCTAGAGCACCAGAGCGTAGAATTTTCTATATTGATGTTGGTAACCTACCACGTGGTAAAGCAGAGACATATATGAAAGATATTATGGCTCGTTACCGTAATAAACTAGTATACGATGCCAACACTGGTAATATCAGAGACGATCGTAAGCATATGTCAATGCTTGAAGACTTCTGGTTACCACGTCGTGAAGGTGGTCGTGGTACAGAGATTACCACACTTCCTGGCGGCGAAAATCTAGGTCAGATCGACGATATTCTTTACTTTCAGAAAAAGCTATATAGATCGTTGAACGTTCCAATCAATAGACTGGAACCAGAGGCACAGTTTAATCTAGGAAGAGCCACAGAGATTACACGTGACGAACTAAAGTTCCAAAAATTTGTCGATAGACTAAGACGTCGGTTCTCAATGTTGTTTACAGAGATTCTGAAAAAGCAATTGATTATGAAGGCTATTATTACCGAGGAAGATTGGGATAACTGGAAACAGGATATACACATTGATTATGTTCGTGATAACCATTTCACTGAACTAAAAGATGCAGAGATATTACAGAATAAACTACAGACCCTAGATAATATGCAACAGTACGTTGGTGAGTATTTCTCTAAAGAGTGGGTTATGAAAAATGTTCTATACCTAGATGATGATGCGATTGAAGATATGAAAAAGCAAATAGACGACGAAGAAAAAGCTGGCGAGATCCCCAATCAGGATGATCAGCAACAGCAAGAGTCTATTATCCATTTAAAAAGTAGGAGTTAGTAATGGAAATTAATATTGATGATTTTATCGACCAAGTTCAGAATCAGGACTTTAGTAAAGCCAGTGTCACTTTTAGTGATTTGATGGATACTAAAGTTTCGGATGCACTAGAACAAGAAAAGATCAGTTTAGCCGATCAGATCTTTAATGGTGCAGAAGCCGAGGACGAAGCTATTGAGAATGATGAGTTTGATGATATCTCCGACGAAGAGCTTGAAGCTGCCGCAGCTGAAGTAGAGGCGGAGGAAGAATCTGAAGAGGTAGAAACTGATTTACCGATCGAAGAAGAAGATTGATCATATCAAAATATTAGAATTTATTTTATTATAAATAATACCAATAATAATTAATAGGATTGTTAGATGAAGCTAATTACTGAATATACAGAAACCGACGTCCAATGTGTCGTCGAAGCAAAAGAGGATGGATCGAAGACTCACGTCATCGAGGGTATCTTCGCTATGGCAGAATCTAAGAATCGAAACGGACGTATCTATCCTAAAGCCATTATGGAAAAGGCTATAGATAAATATGTCACAGAACAGGTTTCCAAGGACAGAGCGGTAGGGGAATTAAACCACCCTGATGGCCCAACTGTTAACTTGGATAAAGTATCCCATAAGATTACTGAACTAAAAATGGATGGTAATAATGTTATGGGAAAGGCGCGTATCTTGGATACTCCAATGGGCAATATCGTAAAAGGTTTGCTTGAAGGCGGTGTTCAACTAGGTGTCTCAACTCGTGGAATGGGTAGCCTCGAGCAACGTAACGGAACTATGTACGTCAAAGATGACTTTATGCTTAATACGGTTGATATCGTACAAGATCCTTCTGCACCGAATGCTTTTGTTAATGGAATAATGGAAGGTGTTGACTGGGTCTGGAATAATGGCATCATTGAAGCTCGGGATATTGAAAAAATAGAGACTGAAATTAAACGTGCTCCGCGTGCGGATCTATATGAAACGCAGGTTCGTGAGTATAAGAATTTCCTCTCGTTACTGAAAACACAGCAATATTAAGGAGTCTAACATGACTGATCAAGTAAAAGATCAAGAAGTTGAGCTCGACGAGGAAATCGAAGAAGCTCATGATCCAAAAAATGCTGAAGCTCAATCAGTAGCATCTGTAGATGCTGCAGAAGGTAAAGGCCCAAAAGCCAAAGCCCGTAAAGGTGATAAGAGCAACAGCGAACCAATGCAAAAAGTGGCTGCACCAGCAGGTATGAAGGCAGAAGATGTAGATTTTGATGGAGATTTTAGTGAAGACCTAAATGCTCTGGTGGAATCTGAGGCGACATTGTCAGATGACTTTAAAGCCAAAACAGCCGTAATCTTTGAAGCAGCGGTTAAAACAAAACTTGCCGAAGAGATCGACAGACTAGAAGCAGAATACAAGCAATCGCTTGATGAAGAAGTTTCAACAGTCAAAGCCGATCTAGTCGAAAAAGTTGATAGCTACCTCAACTACGTGGTTGAGAACTGGATGGAAGAAAACAAAGTAGCGATTCAATCTGGACTACGTGCAGAGATCGCAGAAGGATTCATGGAAAAGCTAAAAACAGCTTTCGAAGAGTCTTACATTGAAGTTCCTGAAGGTAAAGTTGACCTCGTTGATGAACTTGCTACTGCACACGACGAACTTGAAGAAAAGTTCAATGATGCAGTATCACAAACTATGGAACTACAGGAAGAGCTACAATCTTATAAGCGTCAAGCGATTATTCGTGAAGCGTCAAAAGATCTAGCAGAAACTCAGGTCGAAAAACTATCGAGCCTTGCAGAGTCAGTTTCTTTTGAAAGCGAAGAAGATTTCGCACAGAAAGTTGCTACACTGAAAGAATCATATTTCGGTCAGAAAACCGCAAGTTCCGTCATTGAAGAAGAAACAGAAGAAGATGGTGATGAAACTGTCGAAGTATCAGAATCAATGGCAAAATACGTTAATGCACTAAGAAAAACAATTAAGTAATTAGGAGATCCAATTATGGAAACTTATGATCGTCTCGTAGAGAAATGGTCTCCAGTATTGAACGAAGAATCTGCAGGTACAATCAAAGACGCTCACAAGCGTGCAGTTACTGCAGCCGTTCTGGAGAACACAGAAAAGGCACTAGCAGAGCAACAAGATCTGATGGAAACACCAGCAAACAGCACATCAGCTGCTGCTAACTGGAACCCAGTTCTTATCTCACTAGTACGTCGTTCTATGCCAAACCTAATGGCATACGACATTTGTGGCGTTCAGCCGATGTCAGGCCCAACAGGCTTGATCTTCGCAATGAAGTCACTATACAAAACAGAAAAAGCTGGTATCGCACAAGGTACAGAAGCACTGTTCAACGAAGCAGAAGTCAACTATTCAGGTGATTCATCTGCAACAGGTAACGGCTCACGCGGACCATCAGGTCTTGCAGGTGCAACAGACACCGATACAGACAGCTCAATCGCTGACTCAGGTGGCACATACGTTCCTGTAACAGGTGACGCATATGATACTGCAGAAGCGGAAGCACTAGGTAACACTGGTGAGTCATTTGCAGAAATGGGCTTCACAATCGAAAAAGCAACTGTGACAGCGAAGTCACGCGCATTGAAAGCAGAGTACACACTTGAGCTTGCGCAAGACTTGAAAGCAATCCACGGTCTAGACGCTGAGACAGAATTGGCAAACATCTTGTCAACAGAAATCTTGGCAGAGATCAACCGTGAAGTTGTTCGCACAGTTAACGCACAAGCTAAAATCGGTGCACTTCAAGCTAACGTAACAACAAAAGGTATCTTCGATCTATCATCAGACGCAGACGGCCGTTGGTCAGCAGAGAAGTTCAAAGGTCTAGGTGTACAGCTTGATCGTGAAGCGAACGTAATCGCAAAAGAAACACGCCGCGGTAAAGGTAACTTCATCATCTGTTCATCAGATGTTGCAAGTGCACTAGCAGCTTCAGGCATGTTGGATTACGCTCCTGCTCTTTCAACTAACCTAAACGTAGATGACACAGGTAACACATTCGCAGGTGTTATGAACGGTCGTATCCGCGTATACATCGACCCATATGCAACAACAGATTACATCAACGTAGGCTATAAGGGTACTAACCCATATGACGCCGGTGTATTCTATTGCCCATATGTACCACTAACAATGGTACGTGCAGTTGGCGAGAATGACTTCCAGCCACGTATCGGGTTCAAAACTCGCTATGGCATGGTATCAAACCCATTCGTTGACACAGGCAATATGTCAGGTCGTGACGGTCTTGCAACTAACCGCGAGAACCAGTACTACCGTATCTTCCGTGTGGATAACATCCTTACATAAGATATTAAAAAAGGAGGGGAATCAACCCCTCCAATTCTATCTCCCAGACTGGAGCGCTTCGGCGCTCCTTTTTTTAGTCAGTGTATTCTGCTGGAACAGCAGAAGCATCCCAAACATATGGACTATACTTAGGATCACCAACGACTACAACGTCGCTATCACCAACCTCGGTCCAGACCCGGTCGTCCATCCATTTGTGGTAGTAAGCAGGACCACCCCAAACTCTACGAGCCCGTTGGTAGGTAGCTTGATCCATTCCTACATAGTGTACAGTTCTAACCATAATATAACTCCTTTCCTCAACGCCCCCAGTATCTCCAGTCTCCTCGCACGGCCTTATTGACGTTGCCGCTCTAATTTGACTGAAACTGGTCCACTCTATACTAACTAGTGTTATGCGTTTAAGTCCGGTTCTCTCAGCAAGGACGCTGAGGAAAAAAGTTATAGAGTTTGTAGTAGTAAGTCTGCTAGAACAACACCAACAATTCCGCCAGCAAACCCCCAAGCTACTATACCAAGTTCTTGTGATACAGATTTAACGTCAGTTAGCATTTGTGAAACGATTGTAGCACAAGCACCACCAATTATAAATCCTACGAAAATTACGAGTCCTTCCATTTATTCCTCCTTACGAAAAATAGTTATCTACCAAAACTTCCAAGCACTCGTTTAGGTATTCGAAAGAGTAGATGCCGTTAAGATCCATACAGATATCAGCATCTACGAAGTTCCAATTTAGACCACCAGAATTGTTGATGTTTTCTGGATTAGTAGTCGCTTTGTTGAAAGCTTCGATAACGTCTAGTTTGATAGCTGATCCATTAGGTAGTAGCATTTGGTATCTCCTTTGTTATACTATTAATATAATGTATTTCGAATCATTTGTAAACCCCCTAAATGCATTTTTTTTCATTTTTTTCGATTTTTTTTCTCATATAAATATGATAGAATAGATTAAACAAGGAAGCTCGATATGCCCACTTTGAATCCCTCTATATCCGTAGATGTGAGTAACGTCTCTAGTGTGTCAGGGTTAAACAATATCAACTATCTGCAGCCTACGTCGTTTAGGCTTACAATTGACCGTAAGAACTTTCCTAACCTAGAGTTCTTTGCACAGACTGTGCTGCACCCTAATCTTAGTCTTAACCCAATTGAGGTACCATACAAAAGAATCGGATCGGTACCGTTTACAGGTGATAAACTAATCTATTCAGAGCTAACCTGTATGATTATTGTGGATGAGAACTTAAATTCATATACCGAGATGTACAACTGGATGAATAGACTGGTAGAGATTAACGAGCGTCCACCAACACAGAGGAATGCAAACCTACCTCCGTCGTATTCGGATATCACATTGTCAATCCTATCAAGCCATAACAACACGGTAAGAAAAATTAAATATATAGATTGTCTACCAACCAACTTGGGGGATATGACCTTGGAATCTACGTTGAGTGATAACACCTTTATCACGTTCCCTGCAACGTTTAGATTCTCCACTTTTGAACTGAGCTAAATAGTACTATACAATATGGAGTTTATATTATGGATCTACAAAGCATTGTAGAGCAATGGCAGGAAGACTGCACAATCGATAACAATAAATTGGCAGAGGTTTCTAGAGATACACCGAAGCTGCACGCCAAGTACTTGCAACACCTATCTTTAGCAAAACTGCAGTTAAAACGCTCGGAGGCCGCTCAAAAAGTGCTGCTGAAGGACAAATGGTTATATTATAATGGAAAGATGGATCGGGAAACTATAGAAGCTAAAGGCTGGGATTATGATCCATTCAATGGTCTAAAAATACTAAAAGGTGAAATGGAATATTATTACGACTCCGATCCCGACATACAACGGTCAGAAGAAAAAATCCAATATTACAAAACGGTAGTAGAAACACTAACAGAGATAGTGGATGCGCTGAAGTGGCGGCATCAGACTATTGGTAATATTATTAGATGGAAACAATTTGAAGCAGGTGGTTAATGGCTGATTTAAATCTTAGACTCTTGAACTACAGCATGCTGCATGTAGACTGTGAACCTGGTATTGCTAAGGAACTTTCGGAGTACTTTAGCTTCTATGTACCAGGGTATAAGTTTATGCCAGCATACAAGAATAGAGTTTGGGATGGTAAGATTAGATTATTCAATCACAGTACTCAGGAGATTTCTGCTGGTCTATATATCCAAATTCATAAATTCTGTGCTGAACGTAACTACAGTTACGCCAAAATTGAGAATCCTTTGTATAGTACACCCGGCGAAACGTACAAAATTCCCGAGTGGGACTTATGGATTGACAACGAGGTTCAGACTCAATTACCCTTTCCACCCCGCAACTACCAAGAAGAAGCAGTAAAGGTAGCATTAAAATCTTCGCGCGCAATTTTGTTGTCTCCTACGGGTTCGGGTAAATCGTATATTATATATCTAATAATGAAGTATTATATGAGCATGTTGGAGGAAAAAGGTAAGATATTAATTATCGTACCAACCACCTCCCTGGTCGAACAAATGTATTCAGACTTCGAATCATATGGGATGCTAGTAGAAAACGCGTGTCATAGAATCTATTCCGGTAAGGATAAGAACACCAATAAGCGGGTAATCATATCGACGTGGCAGAGCATTTATAAATACCCTAAGAAATGGTTCGAACAGTTCGGTATGGTAATTGGCGATGAGTGCCACGGCTTTAAGTCAAAGTCATTATCGGCTATTATGAATAAAGCCACCGAAGCCAAATATAGATTTGGTACAACAGGTACGTTAGACGGTACACAAACACATAAGCTAGTCTTAGAAGGATTGTTTGGTCCAGTCTATAAAGTAACCACTACTAAAAAGCTGCAGGATGAAGAGACATTAGCCCCACTGGATATTAAGGTTCTCTTACTGCAGTACAGCGAAGAGGTAAGGAGCAATTTTGGAAAGAAGACATATCAGGAAGAGATCGACTTCATTATTGGAAATGCTGCTCGTAATAGGCTCATTCGCAATCTCGCTTTGGATGCTAAAGGAAATACTCTCGTCCTATTTAATCGTGTGGACGCTCATGGAAAGCCTTTATTTGAGATGATAAATAATAAGGCAGCAGAGGGACGAAAGATATTTTTCGTTTCCGGTGAAGTTGCTACAAGCGATAGAGAATCTATCAGAAAGATTGTTGAAAAACAAAAGGATGCTATAATCGTTGCATCGCTTGGGACTTTCAGTACAGGTATTAATATTAGGAATCTTCACAATATTATATTTGCCAGCCCGAGTAAGTCGCAGATTAAAGTGTTACAAAGTATTGGTAGAGGCTTACGCCAATCTGATGATGGAAGAGAAACCAAGCTCTTTGACATTGCCGACGACCTACATTGGAAGTCTAGAGAGAACTATACACTATTACATTCCGGTGAACGTGTAAGGATCTATGAAAAAGAAGAGTTTAAATTTAAAGTGATAAAGGTTGATATTAATGACTGATTTTAGACAATTTAAACTATCAAATGGCGATGAGATTATTTGCGAAGTGGTCCAGTGGCCGGCAGAAGACGAAGAGATGATTGTCCGAAAGGCAATGATATTAAAAGCCTATGATGACGACCATAGAGGTATGAGATATTATAACTTCAGTCCTTGGGTAACTATGCAGGATGACACTGACGGATTCCTTTCATTAAATTTCGACCATGTTCTTGCCGAGATTATTCCCAGTGATAAAATGCTTAAACACTTTATTGAAGCTGTAGAGACTTCTAATCTAACACCTGAAGAGGTACAAGAAAAAGTCGACGAATATTTCGATAGATTAAAATCGATGGTGGAGGAAGCCGCAGATAGTGATCTTTCGAACGTAATAGAGTTTAACCGGGATAAAAATAAATTACATTAACGATGTATCTAATCCTTCCCGAAAATCCTTAGATTTATTATATCGGCTTTTTTAAATTTGTAAATCCCCTAAATGTAAAAAAAAGTGGTTTACACCAAATTATTTCTATGATAGAATAGTATGAACATTAACAGGAATTTTATTATGAGTAAAGCTAAGAAGAAAAATCCCCATTATGTAAACAATAAAGAATTTTCTCAAGCCGTTGTTGACTACTGTGTTCACGTGCGCGAATGCCAGGCTACAGATGATCCACCTCCTAAGGTACCAGATTATATTGCACGGTGCTTTCTACGTATTGCTGAGGGTCTATCCCATAAGTCTAATTTTATCGGCTATACATATCGTGAAGAAATGGTAATGGATGCCGTAGAGAATTGTCTAAAGGCTATTGAGAACTACGATCCAGAAGTAGCTACACGTACTGGTAATCCGAATGCCTTTGCTTATTTTACTCAGATTTCTTGGTACGCATTCCTACGTCGGATTGCTAATGAGAAAAAACAACAAGATATTAAAATGAAATATCTTTCACAATCCACCTTAAATGAATACGCTCTAAATGGTCAAGAGGATGTTGCTAACGATATAGTGAATAACTTTATTGACCAGTTAAAGAATCGCATCGATAAGGTTAAAGAAAAAGACCAAGATTTCAAAACTTATGCTTTGGAGGAAAAACGTAAAAAACGAATCTTTAAGGTTGATTCTGATCTATCACGGTTTATGGAAGATGATTAATGAAGCTGGCAATATTAAATGACACTCACTGTGGTATTCGCAATAGTTCTGACGTATTTCTCGATAATGCAGAGAAATTTTATTCTGATGTATTCTTTCCTTATTTGGTGGAACATGGTATTCGCCATATCGTTCACCTTGGTGACTACTATGATAACCGGAAATTTATTAACTTCCGCGCTCTTAACCGCAACCGTTCTCATTTCCTTAAACCGCTCCGGGAACACGGAATAACGATGGACATTATTTGTGGTAACCATGACACTTACTACAAAAATACGAACGAACTAAACTCTCTTAAAGAACTACTCGGTCACTATATGAACGAGGTCCACATCGTACATAAGCCCACCGTTATGGACTATGATGGACTGAAAATGGCATTACTACCGTGGATCTGTTCGGAGAATGAAAAGGAATCTTTGGAGTTTATTAGTAATTGTAAAGCGGATATCCTTGGCGGTCACTTAGAGCTTACTGGCTTCGAAATGATGCGGGGGTTAGAGAATAAGCACGGTATGAATCCGGATCTATTCAAACGATTTGAAATGGTACTATCAGGACACTTCCACTGTAGGTCCCAACGAGATAATATTACATATCTTGGCTCACAACTAGAATTCTTTTGGAGCGATGCACATGATAAAAAATTCTTTCATATCTTGGATACGGAGACACGAACTCTCACTCCTGTCCGCAATCCTCATACTCTGTTCCATCGCATCCGCTATGACGACTCTAATTATGATTATCTAGATTATGATGTAAAGCAGCTTGAGGGTAAGTTTGTAAAAATAGTTGTAGAAAATAAAGAAAATCAGTTTACATTCGACCGATTTGTTGATAGAATACAGAATGTAAAGATTCACGAACTTAAGATCCAAGAAACGTTTAGCGAGTTTATCGGTAGTAATATTGAGGATGAAAGCATATCTCTCGAGGATACATCATCGCTTATGAATAGCTATGTCGATACCGTAGATACGGAGCTGGATAAAGATCGTATTAAAACTGATATGAACAACTTGATGATTGAGGCACAGTCTCTGGAAATTGCATGATTATATTTAGAAATATCCGTTTCCGTAACTTTCTGTCTACGGGTAATAATTGGACTGAAATTGATTTCGATAAGTTTAAGACCACACTAGTAGTTGGTCATAATGGCGCTGGTAAGTCAACTATGTTGGATGCTCTTGCATTCGCATTGTTTGGTAAACCGCACCGTAACATTAATAAGCCACAGCTTGTTAATACTATTAATAATAAAGATTGCATGGTCGAAGTAAGATTCGATGTTGCTGGATCTAGATATAAAGTCGTTCGTGGTATTAAGCCACAGAAGTTCGAGATATGGAAAGATGACCAGCTTCTGAATCAGTCGTCACATGCTAAAGAGTACCAGAGGATCCTCGAACAAAACATTCTAAAGCTAAACCATAAAAGCTTTCACCAGATTGTTGTGCTCGGATCATCCTCCTTTGTTCCTTTCATGCAGCTCCCTGCACAACACCGCCGGGATGTTATCGAGGATCTTCTGGACATTAATATATTCTCTAAAATGAATCAGATCTTAAAGGAAAAGAATTCATTAATAAAAGAGGAACTTCGTCAATTAGACTATGACTTGGAACTGAAGAAGGAAAAGATAGAGCTGCAGTCCAAGTATATAAAGGAGGTGCAAGCATTAAGCGATGACCAGATTGAAGAAAAAGAAAACGAAATCTTCCTTGCCGAGGACTCAATTACAAACCTACAGCAAGAGAATGCCACTACATCGGATGAAATCGAAAAGCTCTCCGAGGGGCTTGAAGAAGGTCTCAAAAAGAACAACGATAAGAAGCAGACGCTCCTCCACTACGGAGCGGAGTTTAATCAAAAAATCAAACAGCTTGTCAAGGACTCGAAGTTTTACGAGGAAAATGTTACATGCCCCACATGTTCCCAAGATATTAACGCAGACCTTCGATCGGAGAAACTCTCCACCGCCAGATCCAAAGCATCAGAGATACAGAAAGCTTTGGACGATGTCGCTGAGCAGTCGGCTACTGTGGAATCAACTCTTGAACGGCTTAACGACACCTCAAATGAGATCCGAACCAAAACCGCACTTATATCTGGCAACAATCGAGAAATCGTACGGTTGCAAGGACAGATTAACACTCTCACCGCTGCCATATCAAAAATACGCGGCAATGATGGTGATGTAGCCAAAGCCAGTGCAGACCTAGATAATTTAAAGCAAGAAAAAGCAGATTTATTTGAAAATAGGATGTACATCAACGAAACTTTGTCGTATAATACAGTTATATTAGAAATGTTAAAGGATACTGGTATCAAAACCAAGATCATTAAGCAATACTTGCCAGTGATCAATCAGTTTATTAATCGCTACTTACAGATACTAGATTTCTTTATTCATTTCAACTTAGACGAATCATTCTCCGAGACTATTAGGTCGCGCCACCGTGATTCATTCTCATACGATTCTTTCTCTGAGGGTGAAAAGCAGCGGATCGACCTATCCCTTTTATTTACTTGGAGACAGATCGCTAAGATGAAAAACTCGGTATCGACTAATCTGTTGATACTAGATGAAACGTTCGATTCGTCATTGGACTATGAAGGCATAGACAATCTAATGAAGATCGTACACACGCTGGATGATGATACAAACGTATTCATTATCAGTCACAAGGGTGAAATGCTAGACGGTAAATTTGCCAACCGTTTGGAGTTTAAAAGAGAAAAACTTTAGTAGGATTAAATAATGGAAATAAGTGCTGAAACAATCAAGGTGCTATCGAACTTCTCCCAGATCAATGGTAACATTGTTATCAAGCCTGGAAATAAGATCACTACCATGTCTGAGGCCAGAAACGTTTTGGCGGAAGCGGTAGTACCTGAACAATTTGATACACAAGTCGGTATCTACGACCTTTCAGAGTTCTTGCGTGTCATTAACTTAGTAGATACACCGAATGTAATGTTTAAAGAAAACTTTATGAACATTGGTGGTAATGCTGGTCGGGCAATGGTTACGTATTATTACTCTGATCCAGAGATGCTTACCACACCTTTGAAATCAATCGTCCTACCTAGTGAGGACGTATGGTTTGATCTACCACAACAAACACTTGCTGCACTCAAGCAATCAGCTGCAGCATTTGGACACGATCATATGGTTGTTGAACCTGATGGTGGTGCTATTAAGATCTCGGTTGTAGATCTCGAGAATGCAACTTCTAATAGTTATTCTGTATTAGTGGATGGAGGATATAAATCAGAAAGCTTTAAATTCATTATAAATATTAGTAACCTCAAGATGATCAATAGTGATTATCAGGTTAAAATATCAAACGAACTTATTTCCGAATTCTCAGGTAAGGATGGTAATCTGACTTACTGGGTAGCTTTGGAAAAGTCATCAAAATATGGAGAATAAAATGAGTGATGATAAACAACTGGATCTAGAATCGCACGCACCAGTATATGACCTAGCAAACCGTGTGTGTCGTTCATCAGTTGCTGTGGTTGATACTATGGTCCAACGTGGCGCAGTAAAAGGCGAAGAGCTTTCTACTCTTGGACAACTTCGTGATCAATGTGTGCAGCTTATTCAAATGTGTGAAACATTCCAACAGGATTTAGCAGCAACACAAGAATAATTTAGGATATTATAATATTATGAGCAAAGATTTTCTTTGGTGTGAAAAGTACAGACCTAAAACAATATCCGAAACAATCCTTCCCAAAGCTCTAAAAGATACATTCCAAAAAATGGTAGAGACTGGTGAGATCCAGAACATGATCTTCTCCGGTACTCCTGGTCTTGGTAAGACTACCGTGGCAAAGGCAATGTGTAATGAGCTTGGGTTGGATTATATTCTGATCAATGGATCGGAAGAGGGTAACATCGATACATTACGTGGTAAGATTAAACAGTTTGCCAGTACTGTATCACTACAAGGTGGATATAAGGTAGTCATTCTAGACGAAGCCGATTACCTTAATCCACAATCCACCCAACCAGCTCTTCGTGGGTTCATCGAAGAGTTCTCAGACAATTGTCGATTTATTCTAACTTGTAATTTCAAGAATCGTATCATTGAACCACTACACTCTCGATGCGGTGTGTATGAATTCAATACGGCTAAGAAAGATATGCCGGAAGTGGCATCACAGTTCTTTAAGCGTCTAATGCAAGTACTAGAAGGCGAAGGCGTAGAACATACCCCGCAAGCAGTGGCTGATATGGTTTCTAAGTATGCACCTGATTGGAGACGAACACTTAATGAAGCGCAACGACGGGCCGTCACCGGAGCAATTAGTGCTGATGTTTCTAGTAATAATAACTCTAATGTTACTACTCTAATACAGCACCTTAAAGGCAAAGACTTTAAAAAGATGCGTCAGTGGGTTACAAATAATATGGACGTAGATACTTCTGCCATATTCCGTAAGCTATATGACACAGCCTTTGAATATATTGAAGGTAAAAGTATTCCACAGCTGGTATTAATTCTTGCTGATTATCAATATAAGGATGCTTTCGTTGCTGATAAAGAGCTAAATACAGTTGCATGCTTAACTGAGATAATGGCACAGGTGGATTTCAAATGAGATTAGTATTTGGTATAATTGTATTATGGCTATTGGTGTATGATAATGCCGCTATGTTTAAGCTGCTTCATAGCTTTTTAATTGGTCTATTACAATAGGAGAAACATATGAGCATTATTCTTTACACTCAGCCGGCTTGCCCGTTCTGCGATATTATGAAAGGTATGCTAGATAAAACTGGTTATACGTATGTTACTATTAATATTAAGGAAAATGCTAAGGCTTTAGAGTTTGTAAAAGAAAGAGGCCATAAGACGGTTCCACAATTATATGTGAATGATAAACACATTAATAAAAAGACTAACACTCAAGACTACACTGCTGACGAGCTATCAAAACTGATATCCGAATCACTTGAATGGGCATGGCAAGACAGCGGGATTGAACAAGGTATATAATGAATCCATTTGATTATGTAAATAGTGTCAGCCATACCAAGAAAGATATTATGGTTGACGATATAACTGAGAAAGGTTACAATAGCTTTACGATCAACCGGTCCTTAAGCTATTTCTACGATACGATTCAACTTGCTAACATCATGAATCAGTATCATCATCTTGATAAAAAGCTTCAATATCATTTTCTTATAAATACCATCAGAAAGCGTAAACGATTTTCGAAATGGAATAAACCAGAAACTGAGAGTGATATTGAGGTGGTTAAAGAATATTATGGGTATAGTAATGAAAAAGCTAAACAAGTCCTTCCCCTCCTATCACCTGAACAAATAACTATAATAAAACAGAAGGTGAATAAAGGTGGAAGAAGATAATTTTATTCAATGGGCTCCAACAGATATGTTGGAAGTAACCTTAAACGAACCAGATGACTTTCTAAAGGTTCGCGAAACACTTACACGGATTGGCGTGGCTTCACGTAAAGATAAAAAGCTATTTCAATCATGTCACATCCTACATAAACAAGGTCGCTATTTTATAGTACACTTTAAAGAACTGTTTATGTTGGATGGTAAAAAGGCCAATCTAGAGCTATCGGATATTCAACGTCGTAATACAATTGCCACACTAATGAGTGACTGGGGTCTAGTAGAGATCCAAGGAGCTGTAAATCTAGATTGCGCACCATTACGACTAATTAAGATCCTGCCTTATAAAGAGAAAGACCAATGGGAATTATGTCCCAAATATAATATTGGTAATAAGTAATAGCAGGGTTTACGTAAAGTAATAACTATGATATGATAAATAATGTTGAGTGCGGAAGACCGGCTCAATAACTTTCTTGCTTGTAAAAAGGAGATAACTATGACAGGCTTACAAACACTATTCCCACGTTCATCTTTTGTTGGGTTTGACCATTTATTTAATGAACTTGAGTTTACTGCAAAACATGCTCAAGACCACTATCCACCCCACAATATTCTTAAGACCGGTGAAACCGAATATCTTATTGAATTGGCTGTGGCCGGATTTAACAAAGATGAGTTAAATATTGAGTTCAAGGATCGTACCTTGACTGTGATGGGGGAACACGAATCAAAAGGTCGCGAGTACATTCACCGTGGTATTTCCACTAAGAAGTTCAAACGCACCTTCAGGCTGTCTGAGCACGTAAAAGTGCATGGAGCAGATCTTAAAGACGGTGTATTGTCAATTGATTTGAAATATGAAGTCCCAGAAGAAATGCGTCCTCGTAAAATCGAAATTGGTCATTACGAGGAACTAACAAATGACACAGACACTAAACAACTTCTTCAAGAAGCTAATTAATAACTATCAAATGGCTAAAGCAATCAGACAAACAGAACATGAATTGCGTAAGCTAACTGATGCAGAATTGAATGATATTGGTATTGCAAGAGGCGATATCTATTCTATAGCTAGACAGGATGTAGATATGAAACAATCACATCTTATCTCTCCTTTTAACCCTAACTTAAAAGGATTTGTCTAATGGCTTTTTTAGTAGATACAGTCACTATCGATCATCGTTCATACTTCCAAAAACTTTGGGCCGGATTTTTAAGATGGACTGAAGTTGTTGGATATAGCAGAGCAGCTACTCATTTTGCAAGTCAAGGTCAACATGACCTAGCAAAAAATTGTATGATGCAGATTGCAAAGCTGAAAGGCTAATAGAAGAATCTTAGCAAAGGGGCTGTAATGGCCCCTTCGATCACAACACAGACACAGGAGAGAAAAATGTTCTCAACAGACTATCTTACAAACGTATGGATTGATGCAATCCAAAATGCAAAAAAGACTTGGGTTGATACTTGGGTTAAAGATGAATCAATGAGTGAGCCACTATACGAGTTCATTAAGGTTCAAACGGAATTTACAAAAAATGCTATGAAACAAACCAACGCATTTGCAAATGCAGCTGGTGAAGCTATGGCAAAGGTAATAAAATGAGTAATACTATGGCAAATAAAAACCCCTTTGAGATTCGTTCTGAAATGCTACAACTTGCAAAAGATTACATGGATCAACAATATCATATGAATCGCGAGTTCGCTGAGAAAATGTTTGAGGCCGGTAAGGTCACTATGGAGCAATGGCAAGAAGCCAATAAAATGTATTCTATGGATGAGCTAATGTCCAAAGCTAAAGAAATGTATAGCTTCGTTTCAGAGAAAAAATAATTCAAATAAAATGAAAAAAGGGGGTTTACAGCTCCCTTTTTTTACGATATAAAGGTATCACAAACAAAGGAGATACCTATGACAAAAACATTCGAAATTGATATCGCACACGACTGTCCACTTGGTGATTACCTAGAGGCCCTCGAAAAATACAATCTGAAAATCGAATCATTCATCGCCATTGGTCCAGGTGGAGGTAATCCCTGTATGACCCTTTCAGGATCTACTGAAAATATTCGCGAATATCTATCAGAATGTCACTTCCTCGATGACGAAGAAATCGACGAACTTTATTTATACTAGGGGTTTTCAAATCCCTTTTTTTATATTATAATACTCCGATCAATAGGAGAAATGCATGAGTTTTTATACATCAGTCGACACGTATATGAATCGCGTCGTATATCGTGGCTACAATGATAGTGGTAAACCAGTCAGCCACAAATATAATTTTGAACCAACCATGTTCGAATACTGTGAAGAAGAAACCGGATGGAAGTCTATTCACGGACACAATGTAAAAGAAAAGATTCTTAACTCCCCTAAAGATTTACGTGAATATGTAAAGCAGCACGAGGTTCCTGGCAGTAAGCCGTACTGTGGTATGGATCGTGCGGTGATGCAGTTTATTGCAGAAAAGTTTCCAGACGAAATAAAGTTTGACGAGTCCCAGATCAATGTGGTCAATATTGATATCGAGGTTCACTCCGAAGATGGGTTCCCCACACCTGAAGAAGCACTTCATCCTATTACTGCTATTACAATTAAATCCAGCCGGTCTAATGTTTACCACGTCTGGGCGTGTGGCGAGTATGACGTAGAACAATCACCTCATAAACATTTGCTTATCCAGTATCATAAATGTGATTCCGAAGAGGAATTACTAATTAAATTTTTGAAGTATTGGCAAAAAGACTATCCGGATGTAATCACTGGGTGGAACATCCGCTTCTTCGATATGCCTTATATTATTAATCGTATTCTCCGTATTGGCACAATAGAAGCGGCTAAGCGTCTATCTCCTTGGAATGCAGAGCCACGGCTAAAGCAGGTACAATTCAAAAATATGAACCAGGATTCATATATGATTGTTGGCATTAGTCAAATGGATTACTTCGATCTGTTTAAGAAGTTTGGCTATGCATACGGCCCACAGGAAAGCTATAGTCTTAACCATATCTCCAGTGTGGTTCTGGGCGAACGTAAGTTATCATATGAAGAGTATGGTAACCTTAGAAATTTGTATAAAGAAAACCACCAGCTCTATATCGACTATAACATAAAAGACGTTGAACTGGTAGAACGCATTAACGATAAGACTGGCCTGATGGGTTTGGCATTTACCCTGGCATACAAAGCCGGTGTTAACTTTACTGACGTTATGGGTACTACATCTATATGGGATTCTATTGTATATCGGGAACTGAATAAAAAGCAGATTGCGGTTCCATCCATGAAACCACGTGAGGATCTGGCTAAACAGACCGTCGCGTTCGCGGGCGGGTACGTGAAAGAACCACAGATTGGTATGCACGAGTGGGTGGTTAGCTTTGACCTTAACTCCCTATATCCTAACATTATTGCTCAGTGGAATATGTCACCAGAAACTATAGTAAGTAATATGGAAATGGATGTTAATGGTGATTATGCAAAAGCTGCTAACAATAGTCATTACCGCAAAGACTTCGAAGGCATCATGCCTAAAATTATTGTGGACTATTATGCCGAACGTAAGACCGTAAAGAATCAGATGCTGGCTGCACAAAAAGCTTACCAGAAAAATAAATCAGTAGAGCTTGAACGTGAGATTGTTCGGTGTCAGAACCGACAAATGGCTATTAAGATTTTGCTCAATAGTTTGTTCGGTGCACTTGGCAACAAGTGGTATCGATACTTCGATCTGCGTATTGCTGAAGGCATTACCCTTACTGGTCAAAAGGTCATTAAGTGGTGCGAGTCGGCGGTGAATGCAGAACTAAACAAACTCCTTGGTACAGATAAAGATTATGTTATTGCAATCGATACGGATTCGGTCTATGTTAACTTCTCCGGTCTAGTAGAAAAGTTTAATCCTAAAGATCCAGTCCAGTTCCTATCTAAGATTTGTGAAGAACATTTTAATCCAATGTTTGAACGGTCTATGCAGGATCTATTCGAACAGACGAATGCGTATCAGAATCGAATGGTTATGGAGCGTGAGGTTATTGCAGATCGCGGCATATGGCAAGCTAAGAAACGTTATATCCTAAACGTACATAACTCTGAAGGCGTTCAGTATTCGGAACCCAAGATTAAGATTATGGGGATTGAGGCTATTAAGTCTTCGACCCCAGAGATCATGCGTGAAAAGTTTAAGCACGTATTTAAACTCATCATGGGTTCTACCGAATCCGAGGTTCAGAAATACATTGCCGAGTTCAAGCGGGAGTTCTTCTCGCTACCACCAGAAGCCGCTGCATTCCCTCGTGGTGTGACTGAGATTAAAAAGTGGGCTGGTAATAAGCACGATATCTATACGAAGGGTACTCCAATCCATGTCCGTGGTTCACTTCTATATAACCACTATTTGGCTAAAGGCGGATTAACCAATCGGTATGAATCTATACAGAATGGTTCCAAGATTAAGTTCTTATATCTAAAACAACCGAATCCAATTAAAGAGAATATTATTGCATTTCCGGAGGGTTTACCTAAAGAATTGGGGTTACATTCCTTCGTAGATTATGGTAAAATGTTTGAGAAAGGTTTCATAGATCCGTTGCAACCTATCTTGGACACAATCAACTGGGAGACCGAACCCAGAGCTACTCTGGACGCGTTCTTTGTATAATGTATTCTTTGACTATATTCAAAAGCAGATTCGACAATAAAACTGATAAACGTGTTGACCTAAATACTTGGGATCAGCTTACTAAAATGTTATATAAATTATCTGAAAGGCCATTAAATGGAAAAGAGGATGCTGAACTTATATCACCAGCTACTTACTCACCGGATACTACTAGAGCCAATAAGAACGTATTGGCTTGGGCAGGTTGGGCTGCTATTGACGTTGATGATCATGAATTTAAAGGAAATCTAAAGGATGAACTTGTTAGCCGTTTTGGTAATTGGGATTTTGTGTGTTATAGTACCGCTAGCAGTAAGGAGAATTTTCCGAAGTTCCGTCTTGTCTTCAGACTTGATTCGGAGGTTGAACAATCTAGAATCAAACATTTCTGGTACGCACTTAACACCGAGCTGGAAAGCATCGGAGATAAGCAAACTAAAGATCTATCTAGAATGTATTACGTCCCTGCAACGTATGCTGGTGCTTACAACTTTATTTTTACTAATACTGGCGATCCCATACCTGTTGATGATCTTTGCGGTAAACATCCTTATTCCTTAAAGGAACGTGCAGAGAATTTCTTAGACCGATTACCTGACGAGTGGCAGCGACAGATTATGGATCACCGAAAGAATTCACTGGAAAATACTCAATACTCTTGGTCCGGTTATAATGATTGTCCATTCTGGCCTAAGAAGCTTGCAGCCGATTATGTTACTATAAGTAATACTGGCTGGTACGCTAAAATGTATCAGATAATGATAGCCGTTGCAGGACAAGCAGTTTCTAAAGGCTATCCCATTACTGCTAAAGAAATCGAACAATTATGTAAGCAGTTTGACCATGATACCGGTAATTGGTATGAGAATCGTCCAATGGAAAAAGAGGCCAACAACGCACTAGAATATGTTTATAGAAATGGAGTCTTTAATGCTACCTGATGAAATGGAAGCCGAAAAGAATAGGAAGATCATTGTATCGCAGGCTAATACAATCGAGATCCTAAAACAGAATGTGAAAGAACTACAAGAGCAATTAAACAATGCTCATATTCGTATTAGAGAACTATCGGAGAATAAATTATGACTAACTTTATTGAAGTTTATGATAATTCCATGTCGGATGAATTAATCGAAGAATTCCAGATTTATTTTCACGGCAACCCCAAGTATCATTATAAAGGTGCCGTATCTCAAAGTGATGCCAACGGTGTTGTTATTCCATCGACAAACGACTACGATAAAAAAGTATCCACGGATATGAGTTCTTACGATTGGCCTCCTAGCCTATCGGATTCTTATATCACCGAGGTTTTGGGACCTTGTTTATCGAAGTATCATGAAAAATATGAGTGGTCAAATAACGTAAACCAATATGGTATTAAAGAATTTATGAACTACCAGTGGTATAAGCCTGGTGAAGGCTTTAAGATGTGGCATATGGAACAGACTGGTAATGAATTCGGGGGTGCACGACACTTGGTTTTTATGACATATCTTAATACGGTCGAGGATCCCGATAACACTTTTGAAGGCGGCACCGAATTTTTATACCAAGATATGAAAGTAAAAGCAGTTAAAGGTAGAACGGTAATCTGGCCTGCACCATGGACACACACTCATCGCGGTATTGTTAGTGAAACACAAGAAAAAGAAATTTTAACTGGATGGTGGACATTTATCAATGGATGAAGTATTTACAGCGGTGGCTATTCTAGCCTTAATTATTATTGGATTTGCAATCATAGCATGGACGGAGATGACCAAATGAAAGCAGGAAAAGTATGGGGCACGACAGAACTAATTGAAGCCAATGGCGCTTTAGAGTTTCATCGTATCGAGATGGAAGCTGGAGGTGTTTGCTCTAAGCACTTACATCGATATAAATGGAATGGATTCTATGTAGAGTCCGGTGAGATGTTAATCCGAACTTGGCAACGAGATTATGATCTGGTGGATGTTACTATCCTAAAAGAAGGCGACTACCATAAGGTCAAGCCTGGTCTTTACCACCAATTCGAATGCATCGAGTCAGGTGTAGCTTATGAGTTATACTGGGCAGAATTTAATCATAATGATATTGAACGTGAAACAGTAGGTTATATGGATGATGAAATTTAAGGGTAAAGTCACAAAAGAATTTATTGACCGCCGTAATAAGCTGGTTGAAGAGGATGAGCGTGATGAGGACGCAGAATGGAAAGAACGTCAGTGGGACTTTGAATTCCCGGAGCATCACCAATGTTCAATCGAAGCTTCTGGTCATGAGATCCACGAAGGATATGAGTATGATACAGTGCATAAGTTCTTCGGGCACTGTGATTTTAAACATGTAAATAGGTTTGATCAGATACATATCTCTCCTTACATACAAAAATGCATTAACGAGGGAAAGATCGATCATATAGTGGCTTGGAAGTTTTCGCCCCATCCTTCCTTATGGCATAACACTTTGCAGGAAGGAGACGTAGTGTATTACGAGATATTAGATTACATTCCAGCTGATCACGTTTTAAAGAACTTAGAAGGGAAGATATTTGATTATGGCAAATATCTAAATGGCTAATGCATTATATTTTTGATATAGACGGAACTCTTACCCCATCCAGACAAAGAATGGATCCAGCCTTCAAGAAATGGTTTATGGAGTTCGCTACAAATAATAGGGTTTATTTTGCGACAGGATCAGATAAGGATGCTAGTGTAGAACAACTAGGATCAGACCTATACAACTTAGCAGTTAGATCCTATAACTGTAATGGTAATGAAGTATGGGAAGGAGATGATCTTATCCGGGCTGAGCCCATGGGATGTTTGGACGAACTGGATATAGATTTAAATCGTATTTTAAGTGAATCAAGGTTTCATATTAAAAAAGGTGGACACATAGAAAAAAGATCCGGGATGGTTAACTTTACTATTCCTGGTAGGCCGACAACCCTAGAAGAAAGATTTCTATACAAACAATGGGATGAACATAAAGGGGAAAGAGAATCGATGGTTGAATTTCTTTCTGGGAAATATCCGGGTCTAAATGTTAGTGTGGCGGGCGAAACGGGGATTGATATTATGTGGAGGGGAAGGGATAAGTCGCAAATTATACAAGACTTTGAGGCTAATTTGGTTACTTTCTACGGCGATAAAATGGAACCCAACGGGAATGACTACACATTGTCTCTGGCAGTGGCCAGAGGAGGCGGAGTAGTTCATCAAGTTAAAGGATGGGAAGATACTTGGAAGAGACTAAAACAATTATAGGCATAACAGCCTCTACATTTGATCTATTACATGCTGGTCACATTGCAATGCTTCGAGAGGCAAAAACTCAATGCGACTGGCTAATTTGTTGTTTACAAGTTGACCCTAGCTATGATAGAATAGAGAAGAATAAACCGGTACAGACTTTAGTTGAAAGATGGACCCAGCTGCAAGGTGTTAAGTATGTCGATGAGATTATACCTTATCAGACTGAACAGGATCTGGAAGACATCCTTCAGCTATTTAATTTAGATGTTCGTATTATTGGCGAAGAGTACAAGAACGGTAAGTTCACTGGTCGTGCTATATGCTCTGCACGTGGCATAGAGATTTATTATAATAAACGGGATCATAGATTCTCGACTACTGACTTGAGAAAGAGAGTAAGTGATAATGAACAGAGTAAGCGGCAGAACACTAGCAGAGGGTCTGACAAAGCTTCGTGAAGTACTTTATCGTCAAGGATATGAAATCCAGACTGGTTCGTGGCAAGGTACCAAAGAGCCACCTAAGTTCCTAGAGATTCTCCACGCTGACCTGGTTGCACCAATGTACACAGATGCACGAAAAGCTTCTGATGAACTTGGTGCATCACAGCCTTGGGCAGATGTACACTTCGATGAACGTACAGGCGGTGAACCACTTAATCCACCGCCATCCCATACAATGTGGTTAAAAGATACCGACAAATATCTTTCAGAGAATCAAGCAGCATTCTCCCATTCATACCCCGAGCGGATGTGGGCACCGACTATGGATGGTATCCGGTTTAAGACTGGTAATCTGGGTGATGGTGTAGAGCTACTAAGAAAAGATCCCACAACCAGACAATGCTATGTCCCTATGTGGTTCCCTGAAGATATAATCGCAGCCAACCAAGGTGAACGAGTGCCATGTTCCTTTGGTTGGCACTTTATGGAACGTGGTGGACAACTACACTGTTCGTATCATATGCGCTCGTGTGACGTCGTAAGGCACTTGCACAACGACCTTTACTTCGCAAATAGACTTACACAGTGGATGATCGATAAAAGTGGCATAGATGCTGAAGTAGGGTATTTACATTTCAGCTCAACTAGTTTACATTGTTTCGCGAACGATAGATTTGCTTTGAGCAGACTGATAGGAGTATAATATGTGTGGATTCATTGCAGCAGCATACACAGATGTGAATGTCGAAGAATTATTAGAGGATATCTCTTATCGAGGTTTACCTGGCTTTAAAGGTTATGAGGTATTCAATAACGCTATTCAGTTCGGGCATTATAGCTTACCATTCGTTAATCTGGATCCAAAGGTAGCTATACAGCCACAGAATAAATCTCTATTCGTCGGTGAGATATTCAACTACGAAGAACTTGGCTTTGCAAATGATATCGAATGTGCATGGCAAACATTTTGGATAAAAGGAATCCGCGAGTTTAATAGATTCGACGGATTCTTTACTTATGTAACCATCGTCGATAATAGACTATTCGGTGTCACTGATCACCTTGGTATTAAGCCTTTATATTATCGTACAGACGTAGAAGCAATGGCATCCGAACCAGATGTACTAAAAGCTTTTGGCCCAGTTACACGTAACGAACTATTCCATTCTAATACTATGAAATGGGGCTATGATCCAACCGGTGGTACACCATGGAATGAAATCAAACAACTACCACCAGGATGCTT